ATGCCCTCGATATGTGCTCGGTCCTCTGACAAACGGAACGCTGCTGAGTTACCGTTCAAGTCAGCCAATGCTTTATCGACTTCGGCATANGCCTCCATCNNNCCGNNNCTNTCNNNAATTTGGGCAGTTGTGCTCTTCGTTGGNTGTACCCCTCCATAAAGTTTTCGCCACGTGGGTGTGGGTAGTCCGGTACGGATTGTTGTTCGGTGACCGGTTGGCAAATTACCTTCTTGCCAGGCCATGTCCTCGAGGACTTCGTTTGTTTGTGTGAGGATCTCTGCGATCGCGTCAATCTTGCCATCGGGATCGAGACGCTTGGTCACGTCCAGGAGAGTTGGATTAATTGTGCTTAAAGCTGCCATGTCTTACCTTTCAAATTAGTTTTGATTTGGAAATAGTCGTTTTGCCGTATCCATCTCTTTTGCAGGAGCAGGAACACCATTAACGACACCATCTTCACTCAATGTTTGACCGACTTTCCATAACATCCGAATCACCTCCGGATGATTACCGAGCCCGGTCTGGTTTAACAATCCGCGCAAGTTGTCTGAACCGTACGTGTCGAGCGCTTTTTTAGCCGTCGCGACATTTTGGTTTAGGCTTTCGCCACCAAATTCGCTATCGGCCGTTGACGCTTCAGCCCACGAGGTTTTTGCCGTCTCGATCTGGCCCTCATAACTGGCTTTCATCGATGGCAACACCTTGTTCAGCATGGTTTGTGCATCGTCCTGGGAAAGATTGAGCTCTCGAGCAGCTGACTCAAAATCCGTCATGACCGCTGAACCCAATTCGGTTCCCTCCGGCGCAACAAATTCGTCATACTTCTCAGGCGCTCCCACTTTATCGGGACTGGATTGCTCTTCACTTGAGCTCTCAGCGACTTCAGCGCTAGGCGCTGACTCGGCTGCGGTCTCGAGCAAAGTCGTCGACTCTGCGATTTCACCTTGATTGGTTTCTGCTGGTGCTTCCGTTGTCGTGTTTTCTACTACTTCGTCCATCTAAATTTTCCTTTAGCATGGTTGGATACAGCTCAGGACTAAGCGAATGAACCTGACCTAAGAGCTTTAAACCCTCATTGCGATTACCTTCAGCGAATGCCATTTGCATCGCGTTGGTATTGAATGAAAGTCGAAACACTCCCGCTCGGTCTAAAAGTCGCCAAATAATTCGACGACCCTTCGCACTACTCATAAGCCACTTAATGTCACTCTCTTCAGATTCGCGATTAAGGCGGGAGGACAATTTCTTTTCATCGGCCTCACGCTCTTGACCTCGAATGTCAAAGGGATCGTGATCACTCATTGGTTAGTTTTACGCTCGAATTGGGAACTAGGTGGACACCTACGCACCGGTGTAACCCATCAAGTTATCCATGATGTCGCCCCCGGCGCTACCTTCGCCACCTCGAACCGGAACGTTCGCGAGTTTTTGTGCCGTGTCTGCCCCTTGATTGAGTGCCTCAGCCTGCGCCGCTTGCTGTTGCTGCTGCGCTCGAGACTCGCGAATCATCGCAACGTCTCGATTGGCCGTGATCAAATTCGGGTCAACCCCGAGCATATCGCTATACGCGTCAGCCCATTCATCACTGTTGAACTTGTCGAGCACATCCGGTTTCATTTGTGCAATCACACCCATGTTGTTCACGAATCGATCCACGCTATTGGTCCCCACAGCTTTTTGGGCCTGGGAGAGCATCGAGACAAACTCCACATTCAATTCCGTCCCTTCAAGCTCCGGTGGTGGCGGCGGCACAATGCCGGAACCGAGCATCTTGTTAAACGTGATGTCGATCAGCGGATCGAGCAGCTCGTTATGCAGCCGCTCGAGGACCGGGCCAAGCATGAGTAACTTTTCTTCGTGGCGTTCTGCAACCTCTGTGGCTGTCATTCGACCTACATCGGCGTTTTGCAGCATTAAAAATAAATCCGCATAGAACCCACCGCGAATACGACCGCGTACATCCTGGATATCTTGCAGTAAATAATTTAAATTCAGGTTCACTTCAAACGCCGACCGAATCCCCGCACTTTGGTTTTGCGTATCGACGTAAGTCACCCCGCCAGGCAGGGTATTGATCTGTTGATTTTTCAGTGCTGTCGGCACTTGCATGGGTGGTTTGGTTTGATAGTCAATGCCCTGCGCTTTTCTGAGTTGCTCATGTTGCAATTGTTTGATATCGCCAAGTGCTTCCATCCCGGGTGACAGCCCATACACGTCACCGCCGGTGATCGACCACCGTGGTGCGACCGCTGGGAACTCTTCGAAACCGGATTCGCGAAGCAATTGGTTATGATCAGAAGCGAGCTCAAAATAACAACTCTTAAACGGCATATTCTGACTGTCTTTTTTACGCAAATCGCGATCCGCTCGAGGCTCGATCACATGAATCACGGTGCGGTAATGATCCAGGTTCCCTCGATCGTACGCATCAGCAGTGGATTGACAGACGTTTTCGAGACCAAACTCTTTCACTATCTGCCCTATCGTCATTTCCATTTCGCGATACAGCGTGTCGACACGCCCTTTCGCGTTGGTTTGAATCGCGTATTCACCAATGGTGAGTGGGTGATGGTGGACCACGTTATCAAAGTCACTCGTGATAATGGCCGCCCCAGTACCAAACGCACCGAGCTCTTCATACATCGAGTGCAGCGATCGATACGTGTTGCTCCTAGAGAAGATGTGCAACATCAACCGCGTGGCATCGTGTAACCATAATTTCACAGGTGTCGAGTCCATCAAATCCTGGTCTTGAGTCGCGAGTCGAAACCACGGTCGCGCAGGCGATGTCATACCCGCCATCATCCCAGCGGCTAATGTGCGCAGCGCCATCGTGCCGGTATTGTCGTAAATGTTATTGTGGGTTTTACCCCCATCATTGACTTTTTTGGAGAAGAATCGACCGGATCGAGGCAGCATATAGTCGCTGAGTTCACGCCAATGCGCGTCCCAGGTGGACCGTTCATTTTTTAAAGCAGTCCATCGACCCATTAACAGGTCCCTCGACGTGTAGTCGTAATTCTTCGTTTTATACATAGCGATTAAGCTCCCAATGGTTTGGCGTAACTGAGATTGAGTAGATCGTTACTCACACCGCCTGACCCGGTTAACATCGTCGAGGCTTGGCCACCTTGGGATTTTCGAGCGTTACCGGCAATGATCCCGGAAATGTCTGGCGTTTTTTGGTTGGCGGCGTTGAAATTTTCAGTGGCTGTCTTTTGCGTTTGCTTAGCCATATCCAAGTTTTGTTTTTGCGCGCGCTGCTGTGCCTCGAGCTGCGATTTTGCAGCGCGTTTATTGGCCACCATCGTGCCAGTACCCAGGCCAATAGCAGCGGCAGTTGCGGCAGTTGCTCCAGCGCCCATAGCTGCGGTGCCAATAGCAGCGGCGGTTACGGCTCCACTCATGTGTTTAACTCCTGTGATTGAATGAAAGGATGACGAGACATCAATCGATCCGCCTCATCGGTAAATTGATCCTCGGCTGCCTCGATCGAGACGGCATCGGATTGAAAAATCATGGTCACGTGCGTGTCGGTTATCGCGTGATAGGCCGATTTGCGATTCGCGGCTGCGGGAATCACTTCATAACCTCTGATTGTCACGGCCTCTTCGCCTAACGTCACCGCACAATGCCCGGTGATGATCAGTAATGTAGGAATCGTGATGGTCACGCCGGTGAGCGCTACGCCTGCCGGGATGGTGATCGTTCTCGCGTAGACCCCCGCGTGAAACGTATGTGACGTATCGATTGGGGTTTGCGGTAGATTCGACAGGTACTGCTCGAGGGCCAATAGTTTTTCTTTCCCCTCGACCGTGGTTGATATCGTGAGCTCATTCATTGGAGTGATTGGAAATACACATCGTTGGTGTGAGTAAATGATCGGCGCTCGAGCACTTTGCCCAGTTTGGCCCCATGAGGTGCTGAGATTAAGAACCCTTTTGCACCTAGCTCGACGGCTTTTTCTCGCGCTCGAACGAGTAACTCCAATCCCGCGCCTGTTTTACGATGATCCGGTCGAACGAAATAACTCTCGATCGTCCCGATCAGACATCCGTAGTGCGGGTTAGGCGTGACTAACAGCCCAATGAACCCAATCAAAAATGGTCCCAATCGTGCTGTGAACGCGTGAAGGATGCCTAACTCTTCTAATTGAGCATACAATTTGTCGTCTGGATTGAATGCTGGCATTCCAGGTATCGACGATTCACTCGCATACTCGCGAATAATTTCGTGGTAATCCGGGTCTGCTCGTACTACCTGCCAGGTCGAGTCATGAATCGATAAGGTCGTCATTTGACTTTATGCTAGTCGGGAATTTGGACTTAGGTGGACACTCGTCGAGCACGCGTGATACGCGATACGCCGAATCGAATGGTCTTGGTGATCCAGCCCTTTGGGATATGGATCTTCGCGTTTGATTCTTTGAACGAGACGGTCGAGGCAATGCAGATCACGTCATCGGTTTCCGCGACAATGAATCCCATCGATCGACACGGATGCGCTTCAGCTTTCTTGACCTCACTCCACTCGCATTCCGCGACCGCATCGAACCATTCGACGTAGATCAATTCGTTGAATGCGTCATGGATCATACGTTATCGTATGGATCGTAGTCGTTATCCGCTCGGATCATTTTGACATCGCCTCGAGCTTTGACTGGCATGGCATACGTGAGCGCTAACGCATCCGCAATGTCAGGCGATCCACTGTCTGGTAATCGCTTACGTATTTCATCTTTGCTCTCGAGCTTGATGCGATTCGCCGCATCGAATTTGTAAGTCGGTGTGGCCAGCTCGACTTTGAGATCCTGAATGTTAGGAATAGCCAGGTTCGCTTTAACAGCTTCACCCATATCCCACCACATCTCCGTGCGTTTGTTCACATACCTGGCATTCATTGCTCGACCACCGAAGTTCACCTCGATCACACTGAAGTTGAGCTGCCTCAGTCGATCGATCACTCCAGCACCACCACCCGCATCGATGAACACACCCTCGGGTTGCCATTGATCGATGTGTTCAGCGACAAGTTCAGCAAGCGCCATGTTATCCAGGCCTCGAGCAACAATCGGATCGAACATCTGTAGACCCTGACGCTTCACGATGACGGATCGATCATCACCAAACCGAGCGGGATCAACACCCATGATGCGTGGCGCGTAGTTCATTGACTTCGGTTTGTAGCTCCTCGAGGCCGCCGCCTCGACGTCAGACAAGCTCATGAGCTGATCATCTGCACTGGCCGCAAAGTCACACAGATATTCGCGCGCAAACGTGTTCTCATTCATTGCACCTTTGAGTCGCTCGACTTCATCGCGGTCGATCGCATCCGTGTCGTACACCGAATACCTGGCACGTACCCAATCGTCTTTATGTTCAGCGGCGTAGAACAATTGACTGAATAGATTAATGCCGTGTGGTGTACCCAGGAACCACACCCACGCCTTTCGATCACTCGTTGTTGGTAGCAATACCTCTTCCCACACTTCGGGTTTGATCTGAGCGGTCTCGTCGATCACGATCCCATCGGTTCGCAATCCGCGTAGCGCGTGAGGTAAGTCACCACCACCGACTCGAATCACTGCGCCGTTTGATTGGCAGGTGATCGAACCCTCGGTCTCATTCACAATCATCTCACCCACCGCGATGAATGGGGCCGCCATGACTTTGAGTCGCGTCCAGGCAATTTGCCTCGCTTGCTTTTGGAATGGGGCCACGTACAAAAACACCGGCAGCTCTTTGGTGTTGAGCATGGCTGCGGTCAGTAATCGTTTGAGTGCGAGTTCGGTTTTGCCTGCTCGACGATGTAGCGCGAGCACCACAAATCGTTTCCCTCGAGCAATCCGTGCGCAATCCTTTTGCCAATCGCGCATCGCGAAACCAAATCGACTGTTGTCGAGGTCTTTCGCTGTGGGTTTACCTGGTGATTTACTCAAGCAAATTATCACCAAATTCGTCGATGACCACCAACTCGGCCCGGTGATCGTGTTGCGCGGTGATCGAGCTCAATCGAGGATGAATGTATGGCGCGGCCATGACCGCGTATTTCGTCGCTTCCTCATAGTCGTGCGCTTCATACGATTCGCGCATCGCGTTGAGCATCACCTCGAGCGGCGTGATGCCCTCCTGCATTGCGCGTTCAGCTATCTCGCGCGTGAGTCGATTTGCCGTTCCACGCTTTCGGCCTGCGCCTGTTCGAGCGCCGCCACGATTGTCTGCCATAAACACCTTCCAATCCATATCTCAATATGATTGAAATCATTGTGTTTATTTTTTCGTAGATAGGTGGACAGTCTTGTATTGCTCCGGCAACTGCGCGCGCTTCAATCCTTTCACGATGTTTCGCACCTGGGACTTACTGATGTCAAACACCTTCGCCAATTGCCGCAGCGAGTGCTTCCCTTCTTCAAACATTTCAATCATCAATTCGACTTCGTGGTTCGTCAATTTCGCTTTGGGATGATCCTCACCAATGCGATATCCACCTGCATTCACCGCGACTAAATGTTCCATGTTGCCTCCACTTATCCACAACTCACTGCCACCGCTGTCACTACTGTCACTACCTGTCACTACCTTTTTCCAGAACTTTCCTATATCCCCCTATATAGCACTCTCAGCATTTAGTTATAAAGAAGGTAGTGACAGGTAGTGACAGTGAGTCATTTTTGTTAAAAATTACAAGAAACCGGCTTTTTCTGTAAAAAATTACAAAAACTGCCCTGTAAAAAATTACAAATTTGTAAAAACTTACAAACGTGTAAAAACTTACACATCCTCTTTTTGATACACATACCGACGTTCGCCTTCGACTCGAATTTGTTTTCGAGCCCAACCCATCGTCTTTAAAATATTGCCCACTCGCATTTCGTCTCGACGCAAAATTTGCCGTGGTTCAAACCCACACGCTTTCACCAGGACGTCGTGGATCAAAACGAAATGCTCATCGCGAGGCGCGATGCCTGTAATGGGATTCGGTCGATCGAACCACTGCTCGACGGCCGTGCTCAGTTGATCGACGTACATGAACTCATCGTGAGAGCGCACCGCGAGTCGCGATGCGGCTTGATGCATAACCCGGTTCGCTTTGAATAGGTTGACCCCTTCGGCCCACAGTTGATCCACATCGCGTTTGATCGCCTCGACGTCGACCTGCCCCACACGCATAGGCAACCATCGACGGTTCCCGGTCGCATCCGCGAGGAATTGATCCTCGTTCGTGGTCCCAATAAACACCAATCGGCGTGGGAATGTCGTTGCAAACTCTCGATACTTTGGAATCCAATTCTCATGCGTTCGAGTGACAAACTGTTTGATGGTGGTCATCTCTCGCGTATGTAACCCGCGCAGCTCCCCAATCTCCGCGACCAATCGACCGCGCATCTTCCTTGACAGGTCATCTTCTTTTTCTGAGAAACTGATCTCGGTGGCAAAATCAGCACTGGGGACCAATGCCGCGACCCCCATGCTTTTGCCAACACCTTGAGCACCCACAAGAATAGGTACCATATCGCACTTCACGCCAGGTTCGATCACTCGACCCGCCATCGAGGACCACAAATACTCACCAACACTTTGAGTGTACTCGGACGACTCCGCACTGAAGTAGGTCTCGAAAAACGTTTTCACTCGAGGCACACCATCCCAGGTGAGACGCTCGATCCACTCGATCGCGGTGTCGATCTTGTTTTGTTCAGCAATGTAATGCACCGCGTCGCGCATGAGCTCCCTCGAGATGGTTTTAAAATCTTTTTGCTCGAGCTGCCGACGCATCTCCGTGTAGTGCGTATCGCGAAACGTCTGAAACTCACGTTCGCCGGTTAACGTCCACACGATTTCATCTTTGAATTCGTCATAACAAATGAGGCGATCCGCGATTTGCACATCGCTAAGTGCCAACAGCACATTATTGAGTGAACTCACGGCTTCGCCGTTTTTGTTTCGCGCAAGCGACACCTGTCGATTGGGTTGATCAGATACCAGCTCAAACATATTAGGGTCCACCCAGCCTTCACTCCGGGCTAATCCGGTGATGAACTCACCGCTGATCACATTCGATGATGGGTCTCGACGGAAACTGCGCCATTTGCCATTGACTTCATTTTCGTTCACGTACTTCTCACCTCTGGCCGACCAATTGACCGCGAGCTCTAGCCCAGCTGCACTGCCACTACTTTCGTAATGAATACCCATGAGCACTTTGACCCAATCGTCATGCGGCAAATCAGGGTCGATGAAATCTAAACAACGCTCGAGGTGCTCGAGCGACATCGCGTCTCGCGTTGCGCGATGCGCGTAAATCTCTTTTTCTTTATGGATGACCGGATCACTCACCTCCCAGACCACTGGGTACGTTTTATCCATCACCTCGAAACCCAACATCGCCTCGAGCGGCCGACTCTCACCTGCAAGTGGCAAAATGAATTGATTGCCGTAACCGTCTTGGTCAACGGAATCTTGTTTCGGAAAGATTTCGATTTGCTTTTGATCCACGCCCCCGGTGCCGTTTTCGAATCCGATCGACTGAAGCAGCGCCTCTAAATACTTGATGACGGAATGCGCGTCTTGGGGTTCGTCCCAGATCATAAACAAATGCACACCGTGACCACCGCTCGAGCGAAACGCGATAGGCGCCAGGCTAAACGCATTCATCGATTCAGTCAGTCGACTCGCGATTCCTATCATGTCATCCCAACTGGTCGCTTGATCGTGCGCGTCGAGATCGAACAGCGCTGAACGCGTCGTCGATTCACCGTTTTTAATCGGTGCGCAGCCTCGAGCCGGTCCCCCATTGAAATGCTTAGTGAGATGGGCCTCGGTCAGTGATTGATGCGTCCAACGCATCCCCTGATCGGTTTTTGCCGCCGTCACGTCGGTGCGCACACGCTCGATGAGCGGTTGCACATTGTCGAGCAGCGTCATTTATGAATCTTTAAGTGGGTCGTGGATGCTGGGTTGAAGTAACTCCCAGCGATCGATCCCTGTGATCTCTTCGATTTGTGCTGCTCGACGTGGACTGACCCACCCTCGCAGCTTGGCAAAACTGATGAATTGTTGGGTGACCCCCAGACGTTCGGCTAACTTTTTCTGAGATCCCGCTGCTTCGATTGCTCTGATGATACCTCGTTGCATGATTCTCCCCGCTTGGTTGTACCCCGGCTTTCCGTCTTGATCCTTGGCGCCCTGGTGATAAAAAAACACCTGATTTATCGTCGATAACAAAAACCAGAATGATTAATTTATAGATTCATGAACAACTTTACAAGTGATTTAATGAATTTTTACAACTTGTAAAATGTAACCTATCATTTTGGAGCGAATCATTCCGATAAAAGGGATACAATTTTCACAACCCCTTGACGAATACAAGTTTACTACTGTACAAGGTACCTCATGACTGATATCAAACCATTCAGATTACTGTTCGACGCCGACTTAAAACGCGCGAAGTGGACGCAAAGTGATGTGGCCGAAGCGCTTCAAATTAAACAGCAAGCGATCAGCAGCTGGCGCAGCCGCAATATGGTGCCGTTTAGACGGCAAGTCGAATTGATTCAGGCCTTTAAAGACAAGCTGGGCGACGACAGCGAGATCGTACAAGCCGTCGCTAAAATGAATTTTAACCATACGATGGGACATGAGGTGGCCGACCTGTATCATCAAGGTCAAAAAAACGCCAGCTGGGATCGGCGCGAAGAATATATGAATGCGGCGAGCAGCGTGGCGTCCAAAGGGTTATCGGCCATTGATAAAATACGCGCTAAGCGATCAGCCAATATTATAGGTGACGCTACTTATTCAGAACCAATGGGGAATCAGTTAAAACAAAGGCATAAAACGCGTCAAGACATCCTTCAAAAGAGCTCCCTGGGACCCAATCCGCTTAAACTCGGCACATTTGATTTAACCGCGACCACGGAAACGATTAAAGCGCACAATCAATTCTTAAAAACGCTCGAGCAAGAATTCTCAGACATTGAGATACGTAAAACGTTACGACATCTTGAGTCTGATCATCAATTCGACGTCATGATTGACAACAAAATTTGCATCGTGTCGAGCGGTTGCTTTGGCAATGGTCTGGGATCAGTGCGAGACTTCCCTCGATACGCCGTATTTGCGATTAAGATAGCAGCCTGGGCCAATACGATGGAGGGCCGCGGGTTTATCTTGGCCCACGGAACTCACGGTGCCAGCAAATCCGAACTGACCACCATGAAACTCATTCAATCGAACCTGAAGATCCTCAATTTGAACATGGTGCTGCTCGATTCGTATAACGCTTACTTCGAACTCATTGGTAGCCTGTACTCCAACTCCGATAACCACGACGTTTAACCTGCCTTAAAGGCGGACAACGCGCCTCGAGCGCGTTTTTTTACGCCCAAAATTAGCCTCCCCCGCGTGTTTGACCACGCGAATCGCGACCTGCGACCCGCTTACAAGCTATATATCCATTGAACTTACTTAACAACTTGTAAAAAATTACACAAAAGGGTTGTAAAGGTTGTATATTGCGGTAATATAGACAACGTACAACTTGTACAACGTTTCATTATTGGGAGATAAGATGATTAAAAAGCGACAGTTATCACTCGCTCTTGAGGACCGCGAAATATCGACGCTCCTCGAGGTGGTGTTAGCCGCGACGTATGACATCGGTCAGCAAATCGCCGATATGCCTGAGCAGCTGGAGCACACCGAGACAGCTGCCCAACTGCACACCAAAATGCGCGCGTTATTTTTACTCGAACAGCAATTGATTGGGGGTCCCCATGAGAGCTGATCGAGCACTGAGTGGATTTTGGTACCAGGTCGACGTGGCAGGGCCTTACGCGAGAAACGCGGGACTCGAGCGACACCATCAATATCAATATCGATACGCACCCAAAACTGCCCTACACGTGTTTGCACACGTTGAGAGCCACACCCTTATCGGTCTTGCAGCACATGAAGCCCGGCAAGTTCAATTATCCATTGTGAAAAGGCAAAACATATGACACTTGAAACTGCAATCGAAGAAAACACAGCGGCCATTCAGGAGCTGATCACCCAAATTGGTCACCTAACCGCCCTCCCCACGACCTACGCCGAGCAAAAAGCAAAGCAAGCCGAGCCGATGGCGACCCCTAAACCTGAGCTGACAAAGGTCGAGGTGATCAAGAACCCAGAGGTGCGCGAAATGCTCCGCGCGAAACTCATTTCAGCTCGGCAGCAAGACGCAGCGGTCGCGACACACACGATGAAATCATTACTCAATGAGTATGACGTGACCAGCGCGAAGGATTTAGCGCTTGAGGCGATCCCAAACTTCATAGAACGCTTTGATCAACAGATCGAGAAATCACTGAACCAGGCCGCCGCATGAGCGCTCACGCTAAATACGGACCGTCAGGCTATAACGGCTGGTCCAATTGTGTCGATTGGGCCTCGGACCCCACACCGAGTAAATGGGCCGAGGCTGGCACACTGGCACATGAAGTCGGCGCCTGTTTATTACTCGGTAACAAAACACCGAACGTGGGTATCGACGTGTTACGTGACATGCAAGATTACGCAGATTGGGTGCAATCCCAACGCACACACAGCTCGGAGCTGCACGTCGAGATCCCGCTCGATATTAGCTGGATGACAGGTGAAGTGGATGCTCGAGGGACTGCCGATGCGGTCATTGTCGATTACGAGAATCGATCACTCACCGTGATTGATTTAAAAACCGGCCGTCGACGCGTGAACGCGGCAGATAATGGTCAGTTGCAAATGTACGCCGCAGCAGCGGTGGCTTTTTTTACTGATGCGGCACGCGCCATTGACGGACTGAATGACCAGGCGGTGTTCGACAAAGTGAATACGATGATCTACCAAGCCTCGATTGACCACATTGATACGCACACGATCCCGGTCAATGAACTCATGGGATGGGCGCAAGCGATTCGACCCGCTAAAACGATTCGACCTGGCGTTAAGCAATGCCAATGGTGCATGAAAAAAGCCGAATGTGAGTCTTATGCGCATTGGGTCCACAAGAAAGTGGATGCGCTCGACCCGAAGGCCACCCATGTGGACGCGACCAAACTGAGTGAAAGTTACAAGGTGGTGGACTCGATCGAGAGCTGGTGCCGTGCGGTGAAAGACGCAGCCAAACGCACGCTCGAAAGTGGTGAGCAGCTGCCCGGCTTCAAACTCGTGCAGGGTCGATACGGCAATCGCAAGTGGACCGACGAAGACACGGTGGAGGCGCTCATGAAAAACATGCGACTCAAACGAGACCTTATGTACAAGAAACAATTGATCACCCCCACGGCGGCGTCAGATACCTTAAAAAGTGAGCTCTCGACGAAGCAATGGGAGCAGCTGCAACAACACGTTATCCGCAAAGAACCGAGCTTACAAATCGCCCCTGAGTCGGATCATCGAGGGGCTTACGAGAAACCCCAATTCGAAAAACTAGACGCACTGGAGGACGCGAAACTTTGACCAAAGAATTCACGCACAAACTGCTTCCGCTCGCGGCGCAGCGCGTGCTGATTAGAGCAGCAAACACTCCGATTACACCATTTAATCCAATGGCACGTCGCATTGCGGTCGACCGGGCGATTAATCAAGTGCAGCGGAATTTTTCAGAATATTTTAGGGAGATAAAATAATGCAAATTTCATTACCAAACGTTCGAATCGCTTTTTGTGACTCACTATTCACTAAGAAATCCATCATGGAAGGTAAGCCGCAACACTCGTCCACATTCATCATGGAGCCGGAAAGTGAGGCCTACGAGACCATGGTCAAAACCATTCAAGAAGTCGGTAAGACCAAATGGAACACCAAATGGTCAGCCATTCATAAACAACTGACTTTGAATAACGCGATTTGCTTTAAAGATGGTGACGTCAAAAGTACATACGATGGGTTCGAAGGCAACTGGTTTGTATCAGCCAACAATTCACAAAGCAAAGTCGGTGTATTCGATAGAGACGCTAAGTTAACCGACGACGAGTCGCTGGTGTACGCAGGCTGCATTGTCAATGGCGTGGTCGACATCTGGGCGCAGGATAACAATTACGGCAAGCGAATTAATGCGCGCCTCGAGGGTGTTCAATTTGTTCGAGACGGTGAGAGCTTCGGTGCCGCCAGGACAAACACTGCCAATATGTTTAACAGTTTGGATCCGGTCGAGGTGTCAAACGACGATGAGCTCGCGGAGTTACTTGGGTGAGTAAACCCGACGTCGTTTTTGACATCGAGGTGTACCGGGATTATTTCCTTGTCGCATTCATGAACGTGGACAATGAATCGGTGAAGAATTTTGAGATGTACCCGGGACAGCCGCTCGACGTGAAACCAATTTGTCGGATCTTGCAAGGTTGCCGACTCATTGGTTTCAATAGCGTGAACTATGATTTGCCAATTTTAACGATGGCAATCAATGGCGCGACGAATCAAGAGTGCAAAAACGTGTCCGATAAGATCGTCCAAAACAATATGACCCCACGAAAACTTGGGATCGAGGTCTTTGAAACGGATCACATTGACTTAATCGAAGTCGCAGGTCGATACACATCGCTGAAAATGTACGGTGGCCGGATGCATTGCCCCAAACTACAAGACCTACCGATTGAACCGAGCGCCTCGATCAGCCCACGTGATCGCGAATTGCTTAGTGCGTATTGCGTTAACGATTTGATTGTGACCAGACGTTTGTTCCTAGAGCTTACGCAGCAAATCGTGTTACGCGAGAAACTCACACGCGAGTACGGCATTGATTTGAGGTCGAAAAGTGACGCGCAAATTGCTGAGAATGTCATCAAAACAGAGGTGGCCAGGCTAAGTGGGCGTCGCGTCGAGCGGCCGTCGGATCAAATCGGGACTCGGTTTCGTTATCGATCACCGAAATTCATTTCGTTTGAGTTGCCACAACTGAAACACGCGCTCGACGTGATCACTCATAGTGACTTTTTAATCGGTGATGGTGGTCGAGTCGGGACACCGGATGACATCAGTCGCATTGAGATCATGATTGGCAACACGAGTTATAAATGTGGCATCGGTGGACTGCACTCGATGGAAAAATCCATAAACCACGTGGCTGATAAGGACACGGTGTTAATGGATCGTGATGTGACCAGCTACTACCCCAACATCATTTTAAAAACCGGCCTGGCACCAGCTCACCTGGGAGCACACTTCACTGAGGTGTACGCATCCATTTTAAAACGACGTGTCGAGGCCAAACGCAGCGGCGATAAAGTCACCGACGCCACACTTAAAATTACGGTGAATGGATCTTTCGGTAAGTTTGGAAGTAAGTGGTCGGTGCTCTACTCGCCGCAGCTGCTGATCCAAACCACGTTGACCGGTCAATTGAGCTTGTTGATGTTCATCGAGATGCTGCACGTGGCGAATATCGAGGTGGTATCCGCAAACACGGATGGCGTGGTGATTAAATGCCGCCGAGATCAGGTTGATGAGTGTGACCGGATTGCTGAATTTTGGGAGATGCTCACGCAATTTAACCTGGAGTCGACAGAGTACGTGTCGCTTTGGTCAAAGGATGTGAACAATTACATTGCAATCACAGCGGATGGATACAAGGCCAAAGGCGCTTACGCGAAACCTGATCTGAACCACAACCTAGCAAACCCCATCGTGAACGTGGCGGTGATTAAGTATTTACAGAACCAAACCCCGGTCGAGAAAACCATTCGTGAATGTGAGGATATCACTCAATTCTTAACCTTACGCAAGGTCACCAAAGGGGCTTTCGATCAAAACAATCAGTCAATCGGTAAAGCAATCCGGTGGTACTACTCAACGTCACAAACTGACGGCTTACGAAACTTTAAAGGTGACCTGGTTGCACGCTCATTAGGTGCGCAGCCGCTCATGGATTTGCCTGATTCGTTTCCTGATGATTTGGACTTTGATTGGTACATCGAGGAGGCTTACAAGAAACTTGAAGAGGTTGGCGCCATAGGAGAAACCAATGCAAACACAACATTCAAACTGGACTTTGAAATTCCCAAGGACGTACCGAGAATGCGAGGGACACAGTTATCAGCATGTTGAACCCAAAAGATTTAGCTTTTGGTATGGATTCATTACTGGAATTGCAGTAGGAATACTATTTATTGATTGAAGATATTTGATACGAGAGTCGGACGTTGAACGTTACTTGCTCAAATCGCTGAAGGCCTTTAATTGCCAGATTCGAAAGTTACGTTTTGTGGGTCATCGAGGAGCACCAGATCGCGCGGTGATGGTAAATGGTCGCACGATCTACATCGAGCTTAAAGCTCCGGGGAAATTAGTCCCTGGATATCAAAGCCGAGAGCATTGGCGACTTCGCGACGTCGGGCAAACTGTTTTAGTGATCGATACTTTAGAAAGTGTGGATCAATTTATAAAGGATTTTATTGATGGTAAAACGCTCAAAGCAAACTGTTCGTGAGGCCGTGTTGGACTACCTTGCAAACCTGTACACCAAATCCCCTGACGATGGCACGCCGATAATATTCACATCGAGTGAGCTGCGCGAGTATTGCTACGCGCATTGCCAAGAACACGACCCGCAAGAACCGGTATCAGCCATGCGGTTTTGGAAAAGAACCGGGTTGCTGCACTATGAATGCGTCTCTCGACATCGAGGTGAATACCAACTGGGTGCCATGATGATCTGTATCGACACCGTTGAAGGCCTCGACGTCGATCCACTCATTATCGAATCCAATGGGACGGTCCATTGATTCAGTTTAACCCACGACCTTATCAAAACGAGATCATCGATCACGTAATGTGCCACCCTCGATCGGCGGTCTGGGCAGGTATGGGTATGGGTAAAACCAGCGCAACGCTAACCGCGATTCGCGATGAGCATTTATTAGTCGGCGGCCCGACCCTCGTGATCGCTCCACTGCGAGTTGCACAATCGACCTGGCCAGACGAAATAGCCAAGTGGGACCACCTGAAAGACATGACGGTGAGTCCAATTGTGGGTGACTTGAAAGCGAGACGCGCTGCGCTTAAACGCAAAGCCGATATCTATACGACGAACTACGAGCAGCTGCCCTGGCTTGTTGAGCAATGCAAAGATGATTGGCCATTCAATATCGTGGTTGCCGATGAGTCGACTAAACTTAAAAACTTTCGCGTTCGACAAGGTGGTAAACGCGCCAAAGCATTAGCCCAGGTTGCACACAACAAAACGTCACGCTTTATTGAACTGACCGGGACGCCAAGCCCCAATGGGTTGATGGATTTGTGGGGTCAAATGTGGTTCCTCGATGCGGGTCATCGCCTGGGACGCAGTTTCTCGAGCTTCGTCGACCGATGGTTTAGGCCGGTGCGAGTGGGTGCTGATCCACACGCGGTTCAATACGTGGCACATAAGTTTGCCCAGGACGAAATNCAAAGTCGTTTATCGGACTTATGTTTATCGATTAACGCCAAAGACTATCTCGATATCAACGAACCGATTATGAATACCATCTTCGTTGACTTGCCAGCCAAAGCGCGCACGCAATACGAGGAGCTCGAGCGCGAAATGTTTTTGTCGATCGACGAGACTGAGATCGAGGTGTTCAACGCAGCTGCTCGAACGACTAAATGTTTACAGCTGGCCAATGGCGCGATCTACAAAGACGAGACACGCAAAACATTCCTCGAGGTGCATAACGCGAAGCTCGATGCGCTCGACAGCGTGATGTCCGAGTCTGGCGGGATGCCGGTGCTGGTGGCTTATCACTTTAAGTCTGACCTGAAGCGATTAACCAAAGCATTCCCAACTGGCCGGGTCCTCGATAAAAACCCACAAACCATACGCGATTGGAACGCTGGAAAGATACCCATTTTATTTGCACATCCGGCCAGCGCAGGTCACGGCATTAACTTACAAGACGGTGGCAATATCCTGGTGTTTTTTGGTCATTGGTGGAACCTCGAGGAGTACCAACAAATCATCGAGCGGATTGGTCCCATGCGACAAATCCAAGCAGGTCACGATCGACCGGTGTTTATCCACCACATTGTCGCTCGAGGCACGATCGATGAGCAGATTATGGAACGCCGGATTAGCAAACGAGCAATTCAAGACTTGCTGCTCGACGCCATGAAAAGGAAACGATGATGAATTTATTATTAGATAATGAAGACCTGGAAGAACTGACCGGATATCGACGCCGGGGTAACCAAATTGCAGCGCTACAACAAATGGGCATTGATCATTACGTGCGACCAGATGGTAAACCATGCGTGCTACACTCGACCCTACGTAAGGTGATCGACGATGAGCGAATTATTGAACCTGATTGGGATGCGATGAATGCCTAGAAAACGCACAATAAAAAACCATAAAGGATTACCAACTGGGTGGCGTTGGCTATACGGTGCTTATCGATACCAGGTGCCTAAGTCACAGCGCCACAACTGGGACGGCAAAACACAATTCACCCTGGGTAAAACATTGACTGACGCGTATCGCGTTTGGGCCGAACGCGTAGAGATACAAAAAGACGCAAGAACCATTGGTGATTTGCTCGAGCAATACATTGTGCAAGTGACCCCAACCAAAGCCCCCAATACACAGAAACTTGATGCGGCCTGTGTGAAACGTTTAATGAAACCATTTAATCGAGTACCTATTCATCAACTCAAACCACACCACGTGTACAAATACTGGAACGACAATCGCGCTCGAGCGAGTCGCGTTACCGAACAGGATATTTCGTTGCTCAAATCGGCATACTCTAAAGCCGTCGAATGGGGATTAATGGATCGCAGCCCATTGCACGGAACGATACGTTTAAAGAAAGCTACGACGTCTGCGCGTTACGTAGAGGATTGGGAGATTCAAGAATTTATTAGCGTCGCCCCGGAGAAGTTGAAACTCTATGTGGAGTTTAGATTGATGACGAGTTTGCGACGCGTCGACATTTTACTGCTCACACGACGTGATTTAAAAGACGATGCGATTTACGTACAACCCACGAAAACAGAACATTCATCGGGAATTAAACTACGCATCCAATGGACAGATGAGCTACGTCAGTTGGTGGATGAAATACTGGCGCTCGATAATAGCGTCGCGAGTATGTATCTCTTTTCGAATCGCGATGGTCAGAGTTACCACAATCTAAAAAATGGTCGAGCCAATGGCTGGGAAAGTATGTGGGACCGAGCGATGGTTAAAGCATTGAATACGACTAAATTAACCACACGATTTGATGATCGCTCACTGAGAAATAAATCTTTAACGGATGATGAGGATCTTGAGAACGCAAGAAAACGTGCGGGTCACACCAAAGAACAAATCACAAAAACGGTGTATCGACTTAAAGGTGAGGCATCAAAACCAAACCGCCGAAAGAGTACATTAAGGTAATTTATTTAGCATAATATGCGCCATTTAGCATAACGTTAGTAAACCCTAACCCTTAGAATAAGGCTAGTGGCGCGCCCGGCACGATTCGAACGTGCGACCCCATGCTTCGTAGGCATGGGGTTGAATCGCACTAAATTACTGATTTATATAGGATATTTAATAAATTTCCTGCTAAATGAATTGGACTCGAAACCTTGTACAACCCAATGTTTATGCGGGTATCGAAAGTTATTTAGCAGGATTTTTTATCCTCGTTTCTTACTCTGACTACGCCTTAACGCCGTCGCAGTTGGCGCCCCTTTGCTACCAGGCTTGCGCATTCGCTCACCACTTCCGGCAGCGATTCGAGCCTTCTTTTTCCTGATGTTATCCCACAGTCCTGGTCGAGCTGCCATTTAAAAACCCTCCACATATTTCTTTGGTTTAGGTTTAGGTCTAGGTTTAGGTTTTTTTCCATACATAATTAATCACCACCAAAAGTATCGTTGTTTTAAATAGCTTATCGAAAAGGTAATTGCCCCTGTTAATAAGCCGCTAATGATTGGCTCGATGAAACCGGACTCATGAACCATGTAAAAAGCCAGCGCACCTATTGCGCCAGCAAATATCGACCTCTTTATATTGCTGGTACTTTCAGTTTGTTTGAAAGCCAGAAGATAAATAAGGATCAATATCCCAGATAAAACACCTACCTCGATCGCCTGAGCCCAATGGATCGATGAGGATAATTTGAACAAGTTACCGTTGATTCCCACGAGCAGTGCCGCAATAGCGCTTGGCACGAATCGCTTCGAGAACATCACCCCACTTTCAAGATATTTATTTTGAATTTGCATGAGACCTCCCAAGAAATAAATCAGTTTCCATTTGCCGCCTGCGAACTAAGCCCCGGAGAACTCGACCACCAGCTCGCACCCATCTTTTAAATTCATTTGATGCGCCCTCGACGTCGCCTCGATTTAGTTTTCGTCTTAACGTCGATGCTTGAAGGCTGCCGTTACCAAGGTTAAAAGCAAAGCTGACCAAAGCGTCAAATTGATTTTGGTTAAGTGGGTAATTAATAAGTCGTGTAACACCGCGCTCAAACCTCCGTAAGTCATGCCGAAACAATTGATCAATCTCATCATCTGCCCAGGGTCGATCGTCCTCGACCTTCAATCCGAACAGCTGACGCGAATCGCGCAGCGCTATTTGCTCCGGGTATAGCATCGATCCAACACCGACGGTCCAGTAATTTGCCGGACAAAGATAAGGTCGACGCGCCACACCTTCACATTCTTTAATGAGATCAACGCCGTCCTGACTTATCTTCATTTGCGCTTAGTGTTGAACTGTCGACCGCCAAACCAAAACGCTACGATCGCCGCCCAGAGCGCTTGAGTGTCATCCGTCCATATTGTCTCGATCGCACCGGTAAATTCCATGCCGGTCTCGACGGCATACCAACAGGCATATCCGTCAATAAATACCAACAGAAAAAACAAACCATAAGTGATACAAGGTTGCACGCTTGCGCGTAAGTTGATGACCCATTGGCTTGCACCATCACCTATTTGTGCAGAGAATTTGTGGAGACTTTCAACCTCTCTAACTTCGGCCTCGACAAGCGACCGATCATACTCAATTTCAGCGATTTCTCGTTTGGCCTGAAACCCGGCGTTTTGCATTGTGAGCTCACGCTCCATCTGCATACGCATCATTTCTAACTCTTGTTTTTTATCAGACTTATCCTGGACAAATTCCAAGACTTTCGGTACACCCGAAGTGAGAAACCCAGCGATGCTTGAGATTAAAGTAAGCATGGTTTGCCCTAATTATTGAAGACAAACTCACTTTGGCATCGATTTGTAAATTAGGTGGACAGTAGTGTCAGGGAATGCTTACAAAAACAGTGATTGCTAGGGTAATAATCATGATGGTGCTGCCCATAATCATCGCCTCGAGGCGCCATAATCGCTTATCTAGGCCTTTCAGTTTCTCTTGAATGGTGTCGTACCTAATTGCACATTCTCTTTCGTGTGAGTTAAGTCTCATTTGAGTATCACGTGTCACTTCTTGTTGTTCCATAAACTATAAAGTGTCGCTATTTTTTGTTCCAAGAATTTCAATCTCAATAATGTTTCTGATCGAAAACTAATTAACAAGGCTGCTAGTACACCGACTGCTGTAATAATTGGCCACAATTCTAAAATTGTCTCTTTCACTATCGTTCCTCTAGTAGATGAACCCGCACCTTCAGGTCATGTATGTGCTCGAGCATTTGCTCTTTTAGCTCTTGACGCGCAAAAGCATTCCCGGGACTAGGGACAATGACCCCTTGTGGACTAATCAATTGCATCTGATTGGCGCGGATCAATTGAATGTCCGAACTTATTTCTCCAATACTTGATATCACCCACCACATAGCACCCAATAGAACAGGGACTAAACTAGCCAGAGCTTTTGCTATGTCGAAATCTTTCAATCAGGCCACCGCTGGTCATTCACTACGACAATAAATGCATCCATATCTGCGGCATTAGTAATAGCTGTTTCTAGTCGAGTACACTCAGCCACAATCGCAGCACGTTTAGTTACTACGTCAGCAGGAATGTCTATATCACGTTCAAACTTACGAGTTACCATCCAGTCAGTCTGAGCCAACATCTTACCTGCTGCGTCTTTAACTTGGAGAATCCATGTGTACTTTAGACCTCTGGTGACTAACTGCTCATCAGTGTCTACCATTGCAGGTGGGTCTTGTGTTTCGTCTAGCTCTTGAACATAAATAGGATTGCCGTCTTCATCAACTTCATCTCGATCTTCAAGTGCTTTAGGCAAGGTTGCATCACCATTCCAATAGAACCTGTCATCAGCCCGTACTGGGTCATCTACCCAAGTGATACCAATCGCAGTCTTCTCATCTTCAGTTGATCTTTGTAGCCAGTTGGATGGATAGACTGTGCCACCTATCTCAAAGCTGGAGTTTTGTCTTAGTGCTTTGCTTCCTAAGTAGTACATAATTACCTCGCGTTAGAATTCTTAAATGGGTTTTCGGCAAATGCCATGTAGATGTAGGTATAGCTACTAGCTGCATTAGTTGCGGTTAATGCGCCTCTAAGTTTTATACCGTTGCTTAGAAAATCAATACCTACAGAGTTTGTATTTTCTGCGTTAGCTAAGTTAGGCCATAGCTGAGATTTTGCTTCGTTTACTGCATTAACCGTAGCATCAAACATCATCCAATTTGTTGATTGATTTGATGCCTTAAAAATAACGAAGGTAGGTTTGAAGCCTGTGTAGATAAATGGGCCATCATTAGAGCCGTTACCTGTGTAGCTACCGAATGCTGAGTAGCCTTCTACAGGGGCAAAGCAATATGCCATCATCTTTTCACCAGCAGCCCCTGATGTTGCTTGATGAGGACCAACATAAACAACAGAACTACTAGGTTTTGTGTTTTGCCAAAGAGAAACTGAACTTTGTCGGGAAGAAACAGTGTCTATTTGAATGTAATAATTTTGTGGTGATGTAGCATCTAAACCGATGTGATAACTATTCCAGTCGTAAGTCGGGCTTCCGTCTCTAATTTTTGTGATGACAAATTCAGGTGCAACACCTAAGCCATGCCCAAATGATTGATTACCAGCACCAACTCCTGTGTATTCAACAATACTGAATCCAGACGTGGTGTTTGCAGATACTGTTGCACTCAAAGATCCATCTGAGTTACTAACACCAGAGCCGTTGGCTTTCCATGACCAACCCACTAATGTTCTTGAAGCAACATTTAATCCACCTGAAACATCAAACCCATCAGAGTTAAATGCTGTTAACAGT